TGGATATCAACCTCGTATTGGGTGGTCCAAGTTCAGCTGTTGCTGACACAATTGCTGGACATGACACTCATGTAACAATGATTACTGACCTTGTTGAACTACGAAGGGATTGCGTTGGTTTCGTATCTCCTTATCGTGCGGCAACAGTTGGTGTTACATCTTCGATTACTGCAACAGAAAATGTCAAAGACGCATTTGATGCTTGTCCATCGTCTTCGTACATGGTATTCGATAGTGGATACAAGTACATGTATGACAAGTATAACGATGTGTATCGATTTGTACCACTGAATGGTGATACTGCTGGACTTTGTGCATACACAGATGGTGTTGCTGATCCTTGGTTCTCGCCTGCTGGTTATAATCGTGGTGGTCTTCGCAGTGCGATTAAACTCTCTTACAACCCACAGAAAGCAGATCGTGACATTCTTTACAAGGCACGGATTAATCCAGTTGTTGATTTCCCCGGCCAAGGTGTTACACTCTTTGGTGACAAGACTGCTCTTTCTCGCCCAAGTGCATTTGACCGCATTAACGTGCGCCGACTGTTCCTTGTTCTTGAAAAGGCAATTGCCACTGCTGCTAAGTTCCAACTCTTTGAGTTCAACGATGAATTCACAAGAGCGCAGTTCCGTAATCTGGTAGAACCATTCTTGCGGGATGTGCAGGGTCGTAGAGGTATTTTCGACTTTAAGGTAGTTTGTGATACAACTAATAACACTGGTGAGGTCATTGACCGTAACGAGTTTATTGGTGACATCTACATCAAACCAGCAAGGTCAATCAACTTTATTACACTAAACTTCATCGCCGTGCGAACTGGTGTTGCGTTTAGTGAGGTAGGAGGTTAATCATGGCTAATATAGATGACTTTAAAGCAAGTTTAATCGGTGGTGGTGCAAGAGCCAACCAATTTAGGGTAACTATTACTCCACCATCAGGTATCGCAATCGGTCTTGATACTCGTAGAACTTCGTTTCTTGTTAAGGCTGCAGCACTACCATCCCGTGCAATCACTCCAATTGAATTGAAATTCCGTGGTCGTACTATCTTCATGGCAGGTGATGCCGCTGTTCCAGAAGCTTGGGAAACTACATTTCTTAATGACACTGACTTTATGATTAAAAACGCAATTGAACGCTGGTCAAATGGTATCAATGATTTCGCATTGAATACTGGTGTTGTATCTCCCTCTGACTATCAGACAGACTTGACTGTTGAACAGTTGGATCGTGACGAAACAGTTCTGAAGAGTTATATTCTAAGGAATGCATGGCCAACGACAAGTGGTTCTGCTATTCCATTAGATATGGGCACTGAAAGTACAATTGAAGAATTTACATGTTCTTGGAGCTATCAGCACTTCGAGGCTTCTGGCGTAAACTTCTAATTTGAACCTACTAAATAGACAGTAGGAGATAAAAAGATTATGGCAGAACTATTTGGTTTTTCAATACAAAAAGCATCTAAGGATGTAGGGCCTCGTGAGAAAACTTTCACGGACCCTACTCCTGATGATGGCGCAATTGAGGTTGCAGGCGGTGGATTCTTTTCATCTGTACTAGATACGGATGGGCGGGAACGATCTGACCTTGACCTCATTCGTAGGTATAGAGACATCTCTATGCAGTCAGAGTGTGATGCTGCGATTGAAGATATCGTGAATGAAGGTATCATTTCAAATCTAAATGATATTCCAGTAAACATTGATTTAACAAACTTACCCTATCCTGATAAAATTAAAAGACGCATCAGAAATGAATTCTCTGAAGTTCTGCGACTTCTTAATTTTAATGAGAAGGGTCATGACATTTTTCGTCGGTGGTACATCGATGGACGTTTGTACTATCACAAAGTTATTGATTCAAAAGACCCGCAAAAGGGTGTAACTCAGCTTAGACATATTGACCCAACAAAGATTCGCAAAGTACGAGAAACAAAGAAAGACCCTAGTCCAGATCATAATGGTATTGAAATGGTCAAAAAGGTAGATGAGTATTTTATCTACAACGACAAAGGGTTTGCGTCATCTGGTGTGCAAGGCAATAATCAGGGTATTAAGATTGCACCCGATTCTATTGTGTATGTTCCGTCAGGACTTCTCGACAATAACTCAGGTCGAGTTATCTCATATCTACACAAAGCAATCAAACCAGTTAATCAGTTGCGTATGATTGAAGATGCGATTGTCATCTATCGTATCTCTCGCGCACCTGAGCGTAGAATTTTCTACATTGATGTTGGTAATCTACCCAAGATCAAAGCAGAACAGTATCTAAAAGATGTGATGAACCGTTATCGTAACAAGTTGGTATACGATGCAAGCACAGGTGAAATTCGGGATGACCGTAATCACATGTCTATGTTGGAAGATTTCTGGCTTCCTCGCCGTGAAGGTGGTAGAGGAACAGAAATTAGCACACTTCCCGGCGGTTCTAATTTGGGAGAAATTGATGACATCGTATATTTCCAACGGAAACTATACCGTTCACTTAACGTGCCGATTTCAAGACTTGAAGCCGAAAACGGATTTAGTCTTGGACGAGCCTCTGAGATTACTAGAGACGAACTCAAGTTTACCAAGTTCGTACAACGTATTCGTAAGAAATTCGTCCCCCTATTCACTGACTTGCTCAAGACTAACCTACTCCTTAAAGGTGTAATCTCACCAGAAGATTGGCCGCGTATGCAAGAGCATATTCAGTATGACTTCATGGAAGATGGTCACTTTGCAGAGTTGAAAGAAGCTGAACTTCTTAATGACCGAATTCAAACACTTGACGGTATTCAGTCTTACATTGGTACATTCTTCAGTAAAGAGTATGTGTTGAAGAAGGTTCTCAATATGACCGATGCAGAAGTTCAAGAGATGCGCGATCAGATTGCGAAAGAAGTTGAAACTGATCCATTGGATGGTGGTATTGATATGCCAGATGGTGGTGATGGTATCACAAGGTATCCACAGGATGGTGATGGTGGTGTGATTGCACCAGACCAAATGCCAGACTATGAGGAACCAGAACAAGATGGTAAACCAAATGATGATCAAAAATTTGGTAAAGGAGATAAATAATGAGTAAAGAATTTGTAGATGCGCTTGTGGATGGTAACAATCTTGAAGCAGAGAAAGCGTTTAGTATCACAATGGCCACTAGGGTCGGGGATGCACTAGAAGTTAAACGCAAAGAACTTGCAAATACGTTTGTAAAGTCGAGTTATACTGATCAGGAATCGGATGTAAATGAAACGGATTGAGGAAATCTATGAATCTACAGTTGTAGAGAGGGATGAACACAAGAAATCTAAGCAATATAAGCATCTTTCACCCAAAATGAAGGATGCAGTGGACGATTTGTTCAAAAAAATGGATGCGAAACCTTCAGATTTCCTAAATAGTTTCGAAAGAACAATTACAGATGTATCTAAGAAATATAAAGTTCCTGAGAGGGAACTTCTTGGATATTTTGAAAAAGAAATGTTAGCGATCTAGGGGATAAGAATGGCTATTGTTGCAAGAGTACTCAGAGATACCGTTGTTAATGCGCCCGGCGCTGGTGGTACAGTTACGCTTAAGGTTGATATTGAAGATGATGCTGCGGCCGGCCAGAATTTGGTGGGCATTGACTCAAGGTAGTGCTGATGATGATACTGGTCATGTTGAAATTCAAGAAGTATCTTCTGGAACAGATATTGTTCAGATTAGACTTGCCGGAACTGGACACTATGATGGTTCTGCTGGCGTTATTCCCGGCACTGCTGCAAACACAACCGCAACTTCTAGTGACCATCAAATAACTACTTTTGGTACATCTGGTTTTGTTATCATCGAATTCAAAAAAGACGAAAACTATACATCGTAAGGATAGAACAATGGATGCACATACAAATATTGAAATTGAAAAGAGTGTTATTCGAAGCCAACACACCCAAAGAAATTTCAACTTGAATAAAAAGTTACCGAAGAATGATATTAATACATTACTTCACGCCGTAACTAATTGCCCCAGTAAACAAAATCTTGCGTTTTATAAGGTACACTTTATACAGGATCGTGATATTATTGAAGAAATTCATGAGAATACTTATGGATTTAATAAGTTTGGTCACACGATTGAGTCAAATTCACAGACCCTAGCCAATTTGTTGGTTATTTTTGAAGACTACAGTTATGAAGAGTTAGTTGATCAAGTAACAAAGAAAACAAGAGGAAAGAAAGCGCAAGAATATCTGAAGAATGGAGAATGGTGTGAAGAAACTTATCAAGATATTATGCGTGATAAAAACATTGCACTAGGTATTGCTTCTGGTTATCTTAATCTTACTGCATCACTTTTGGGATATAGAACGGGGTGTTGTCAGTGTATGGACACAAAAGCAATTAGAGAGATTGCAATGTTAAGAGAAGAACCATCATTGTTGATGGGTGTAGGATTTCCTCAAGAGGGAGTAAGTCGTAGACGACATCACATAAGGGATTTCACCTTTCCAGTTCAAAAAAAACAACCAATCAAGTATGAAGTATCAGATTAAGGATAGAAAAATGAAACTATTTTCAGAGGCAGTCGAAGACGTAGAGTATATCTGCGAAGCAAAGGAAGACGGTAGTAAGAACTACAAGATTCGTGGTATCTTTATGCAGGCTGACATCAAGAACCGCAATGGTCGGGTGTATCCTATGGAAGTACTCAACAAAGAAGTGACTAAATATAACAAGAACTTTATTAAAGAGAGCCGTGCATTTGGTGAACTTGGACATCCAGACGGACCAACCGTTAATCTGGAACGAGTATCCCACATGATTACATCTCTGGAACCTGATGGTAAAAACTTTATTGGTGAGGCAAAGATTATGTCTACACCTATGGGTGAAATTGTGAAGAGTCTTATGGATGAAGGTGCAAAACTGGGCGTTTCCTCACGGGGAATGGGCAGTCTAGATCAAAAAGGTGGTGCGAACTATGTGCGGGACGACTTCTATCTCGCAACAGCAGCGGATATTGTTGCTGACCCTTCTGCACCAAACGCTTTCGTAGAAGGTATCATGGAAGGTAAAGAGTGGGTTTGGAATAACGGAGCGTTGTTGGAAGCGGAAATGATGGAGATGAAGAAAGACTTTGATGTTAAGGAACGTCAGAGAAACGCAAATAGAGAAGCTTTGGCCTTTGCTAAATTTCTTAAAAGACTTTAATCTTATAAAT